ATCATTATGAAGAATTCATGGGTATCAGATGCATCAATGGGAATTAAAGCACCTGAGATGTTTAATGATCTTCCTGATGGGACATGGTTTATATCTTACAAGTTTCAAGATGATGAGATGTGGAATGAGTTTGTAAAGAGCGGTAATTTCAAAGGGGTATCAGTAGAGGGTATCTTTGATTTAGTTCCTTATAAAGAAACTTTTGAAGATCAATTCTTAAAGATATTAAATCAGATTACACAATACTAAATTTAACTATACTTATATATAAAAAACAACATGAACCTAAAAGAAGGAATTGAAAAATTAAAAGGTCTTATTGAGAAATTCAATGTAGAACCTATTGTAAGTACAGAACAATCTTTTACAGAAGCTAAGTTGATGGATGGTGTAACTATTGTTCAGTATGATGCTGAGGAATTAGCACAAGGTATACCGGTTAATGTAGTAACAGATGAGGGAATACTTCCGATGCCTGATGGCGAGTATGTAATGGAGGATGGTTCTAAGTTAGTTGTAATGGGTGGACTTGTAGCGGAATATGAGAAAGCTGAAGAAGTACCTGCAGGAGAAACGAATGCACCGGTAGCAACAGAACCAACAACACCTGCAACAGGAGAAATGGAAGTTAAGACAGCACCAAAGCGAGTAATTAAGTCACAAGTTGAAGAGCATATCTTCTCTTTAGAACTTGAAGGATTCGAACCAATAAAGGTAGATTTCAGTTCTATGTTCAAAGCATTAGTTGATGAGAACAAAGCATTGAAAGACATCAACAAAGAAATGTTTGGGATTGTTAAGGCAATCTCTAACGAACCATCAGTAACACCAACAGAAAAGGTTAATAAGCCATTCTCTGTGAAGGAGCAAAAAGCATCTTTCAAAGCTGATATATTACGAATTGAAAAAGAATTAAATAAATAAATATTAACTAAATAAATTTAAAGAAATGGCTGGATTTACAGTTTCCGATTTAACAGATTACGTTCGCGAGAATGCGGACAGAATTTTTACAGCAGCAATTACACAAGCTGCAACATTACAGTATCCTGGTATCAATATTATCGCAGGTATTAAGAATGCTGAATCAATTATGAACTTTACAAATACCGCTCCTTTTCAAGCAGGTGGTGTATGTTCTTTTAATGCATCAGGTTCTTCAGTTTTCTCTGATAGAGTATTGACAGTAACAAAATTAAAATGGCAAGATACTTTCTGCCCTGAGACATTAGAAAGTAAGTTTTTATCTACGAAATTAATCGCAGGTTCTAACTATGATTCTTTGCCTTTCGAACAGTTAATCGTTGATCAAGTTGTTCAAAACATTACTTCAGGAATGGAGCAGTTAGTATGGCAAGGTGAAACTACTTCAACAGGTAACCAAGTATTGAAACAAATGAATGGTTGGTTGAAAGTAATCGATGCAGCATCTCCAGTGTACGCAACAGCAACAGCAGCTCTTACAGCAGCTAATGTTATCGCTATCTTTGATGATGTTTATGCTAAGATTCCGGTAGCTTTATTGGCTCGTCCTGAATATCCATTAGTAGCATTCTGTGGATGGGATACATTCCGTAAGTTGATTATCGCTCTTAAAGATGCTGATAATTTTAACTTCAATGTAAACACTACAGACGCATACAAGACTGGTGAGATTACACTACCAGGTAGCGGATTGATGGTTAAAGCTGTTCATGGTTTGAACAACATCGCAACATCTCAAGCTAAGTATAATGATCGTATTGTTTGTACTTATCCTCAGAACATGGTTTATGGAACTGACTTAGCTAACGAATATGAAGAAGCTAAATTTTGGTATTCAGCAGATGATCAGAACGTAAAAGGTTCTATCAAGTGGAAAGCAGGATGTGAGATTAACTTTGGATCTGAGATCGTGACTTACAAAAATTCTTAATTAATCGGGAGAGGGTAACACCTCTCCCTTAAATACTTATAACAAATGGCTTGTATAATAATTAACGGAGTAGAAATCGATTGCGCTGATGCAATTGGTGGAGTAGCTGAGATTTATCTCACCGAATACACTAATGTTCCTCAAGCGAACATCACAGCCGCATCAGGAGTTATTACTGCAATGACTTGTTCAAGTGGTAAAAAGTTTTGGACATTTCAATTGGATAAAGAGAATGGTCAATTCATGTCTACACCTCAAAGAAGTGTTGAGAATGGTACATTATTTTATGACCAATCAGCTACTTTCACATTGAAAGGTAAGATGACTGCTGCAAGAAGAAACGCATTGCATATCTTATTACAGAATCGTTTAATGGTTATCATTAAAGATAACAATGGAACTTACCAATTGATGGGACAAGTTTACGGAGCGGATGTAACAGGTGCAGAAGGAACAACAGGAAAAGCATTCGGAGATATGTCGGGTTATACATTGACAATCACTGGTAAAGAGAAAGATCCTGCTAACTTTGTAACACCTGCATTGCTAACAACATTAACAGTACCTGCTTAACCTTTTTATTTCATAGTTTTAGGGTTTAGAAAAAGAGGAGTGAATCGTAAGGTTCGCTCTTTTTTTTTACACAAAATCGTATTTTCTTATACTTATAAATGATGTTTGTAATCAGAAAGAATACTAATACTAATTTGATCTGCACATTGCAGGAGAAAGTGACTATAACAAGTCCTTACTATTTGTTTGTGTTTACTAATGATGTAACAGATGTAAGTGTTACTTTCTTACAGTCAAACATCAGTACTCATCAGGAGAGATACGATGAGTTCATACTAACAGAGACAAGCGGAACAATAAACTACTCAAGCGGAACAATTGAATTGTTACCATTGGGCAGTTGGACTTATAAGATATACGAACAAGCATCAAGCACCAATCTGATTGAAGCTAATGCAGGTAATTTATTAGAGATAGGAATGGCTAAGGTAATCGGAACAAACGAATCTTATAGCACCTATAATGGTCAGGATATAACATATAAAGTACATGAGCGAAACCAGTAACGTATTATACATTAAGTTTGAGAATCATAAAGTTCCCGAATTTAAAGAGGTAAAAAATAAGGAGTACATTTACTTCGGTGAGGATAATAACTATCCCGATTACCTTATAGAGTTGTATCTAAGATGTGCTAAACACAATGCTATTATCAATGGCAAGACTAACTATATCTATGGTGGTGGTTTAGTTACTGATGATAAGACCTCAACAGTTAATCAGAAAGCAATTACTCAGAAGTTTATTAGTAAGCTGAAACCTTTTATCAATGACATGATTAAGGATTTTGAATTATTTAATTCGATTGCAATCGAGATAATATATGATAAATTGGGGAATGAAATCGCTGATTTCGCATATATGCCAATCAGTAAGATAAGAACCAATGCAGATGAATCAGTTTACTTCTATTCAAATGATTGGAAACAATCCAAACAGACAGAAGAAAAGACGGGATTCAAAGAGTTAGAACCATTCGATTATGAGAACAAAGTTAAGGGAAGTCAGTTGTTTGTGTTTAAACTGAAATCACCAAAGAATGGAGTTGATAAGAACGTATATGGTATACCGAATTATATCGGAGCAACCTCTGCAATAGAGACAGACATTGAGATATCTAACTTCCATTTGAATAACATCAAATCGGGATTCAGTATGGGGCAGATTATCTCTTTTAACAATGGAGTTCCTCCAACAGAAGAAGCAAAGAAGCAGATTGAAAGACAGATAAAGCAGAAAGCTACCGGAACAGATAAAGCAGGTGGACTTGTAATTACGTTTAATGCATCTCAAGACAATGCTCCTACAATACAGTCATTCAGTCCGAATGATTTAGATAAACAGTTCATTGAGATAGGCAAACGAGTTGATCAGGAGATATTCACATCTCACAACATTGTTAGTCCAGTATTATTCGGAGTAGCAACAGAGGGAGCATTAGGGCAGAGGACAGAGATGTTAGATGCGTATGAGTTGTTTCAATCAACATACATCAGTATTAGACAAGGGATATTAGAGGAGATTATCAATGATTTCTCTTCTTACTTTGGTATTGCTAACTATATCTACTTTAAGAAATCAACACCGATAAAATCATTACTACCTGATAGCATTATTCAGAAGGTATATGATGCATATCCAGTTGAGCAGATTATCGATATGATGGGATTACCACAGATTGATAATAGTTATAAAGTAGGATTATCTGCTGAAAAAAAAAAGTGTGAACATCAGTGGTTCGATAACATCGGAATAAAGGCATCTGATTGTACCATCTTATACGAAAGAGATTATGAAGGGCAGAGCGATGAGGATTGTATTGAGACATTTAAGAAAGAGAAATTTGCTGAAGAATTACTGACTAATGAGAAAGCTATTATAGACCTTTTAAGCAAGGATGTATTAACACCGAGCGAGAGTATCGCAAAAGTATTAAAGATTAGCACAAAGGAGGTAAATGACATCATTACATCATTAGTTGAGAGGGGTTATTTAAGTTCGGGAAGTGAACCAACAAAGAAGGGGGAGAAAGCAAGTGAAGATTCAAAGACTGACAATATAGAAGTAAGATATTATTATGGATGGAGAGCAGGATTCGATGCAAAAGATAAAAAGAATAGCAGAGAGTTTTGTGTTGACATGCTAAACAAAGAAAAAAGATATACACGATCAGAGATTGAAACATTAAACAATGAACAGGGATTAGATGTGTGGGAATCGAGAGGTGGATGGTGGAATAAAGGCGGTGTAAGTGTTCCATTTTGTAGGCATCTTTGGAAACAAATAGTAATAAAAACAAATTAAAATGGCAGAAATATTATTCATATCAGAGCAGTACATTAAAGATACATCCTATATCGATGAGAATGTAGACATCAAGTTATTGCGTTCAAGTATCTTAGAGACACAAGATATCCGTATCTTATCTATATTAGGCACAGCTTTATACAATGACTTAAAGAGTAAGATCTCTAACAATACAGTTAATTCAACCACTGGCTATAAGACGTTATTAGATACCTATGTATCACCTGCTTTAAAGTATTGGGTGTTACATGATGGAGCGTATATTCTTCAGTATAAGATAATGAACAAAGGAGTAGTTACTCGCAGTTCTGAGAATGCTGAGACAATCGGAGTAGCTGAGTTAGATAGATTAATGGCATTCTTTAAAGATAGAGCAGAGTTCTATTCTGATCGCATTACGAGATTCCTATTAGAGAATGATACTACCTATCCATTATACAATGATGCAGGTAATGGTATTGATACAGTTCAACCGGTGGTTAATAATTTTACGCAAGGTTGGTATTTAGGGGATGGTGTAAATACTTATGGATTAGATATTGATTATGGTAAACTTAATAACTGTTAGATGAAAAGAGACATATCTAAGAAAGTAGAACAAAAAGTTAAGGAATATTTCACAAAACTAAAGAATGGGACTTACATTAAATCAAATAGTTCAGCAGCTTCAAGAAATAGCAAATAATCACCTCCAAGTTAATACATGGGGATTTGGTGACATTTGGGAGATAGCTGCAAGTGGTGACATTCAGTATCCATTAAATTGGGTAACATTAGAAGGAGTGGATGTAAGTACTTCTGCAAAGACTGAGACTTATAAATTCTCTTTACTGTTTATGGATGCTGTAAAGAATGGCGAAATAAACGAGACAGAAGTACTATCGGATCAGTTAAGTATTGCAAAGGATTTCTTAGCACAGTTGAAGCATCCATCTTATGATTGGAACTTCCAGGATAACGTAAGTACATTGGAAGATTTCACAGAGAGATTTGTGGATAGTGTATCGGGATGGAAGATGAGTATAGCTTTTGTCTTACCATTTACAAGTGATCGCTGTGCAATGCCATATGTAGGTAATGTATCACCGAGTGCAGTCTGCCCAGTTGTAACCATATACAGTTCAACCGGAACGATCATAACAACAGTAGCAGCAGGAGGAAGTTATACAACAACAGCAGGAAGCTGCTCAGGAACATATCAGATCTTTGTAAATGGGGTATTAAATCAAAGTGGAACATCGACAAATTTTGCAACAGAAATATTTAATATAACAGCACCATAATGGATATAAATTTAAACTTACCTACATTACCTACACAGGATGAAAAGGATGCAA